GCCAGACTCGCAAACTGTGCTGTTGAGCCGGTCAGCCGAGATGCCGTAATCGCTCGGGACAAGAGCATTTGCGGCCTCTGCGGTAAATTCGTGCCTACCAGCCAAATGAGCCTCGACCATATCGTTCCGATTGCCCTTGGCGGAGCGCACGCCGAGTGGAACCTCCAGGTTGCCCATCGCCGCTGCAACGCCAAGAAGCATGTTGGCCGGATTCCTTCCCAAATCAGACTGCCTGTGTGAAATGCGGCGGGATGAGGATTCATCCCGCCGATTCATCACCCGTTACGAAGAGGTCGCCGTGCCGCTGACCGGCGAGTTGACGTGCTTGTACGTCAGGGCCGCCATGTGCGCCGTGGTCGGCAGGTTGCGCGGCCCGACGCCGAACGCCCAGATGCCGCCGTGATGCGCCGAAGTCCCCAGAATCAACTGAGGCTTGACGAACCGGAACACCGGCTTGAGCACTTCGACCATCAGCACGGTCGTGTGCCCCGTAGTCCAGGTGCCGGCCAGGTCGGAGAACGTGCCGCCCGAGGCGGTCGCGCCGACCACCTTCAGGCCGTTGTTCGTCGCGGTCGCGCCGATTTCGACCATGAAGGCGATGGCGTCGAGCTGCGCGCTCGCCAGGTCGTAGATGCTGCCGGACACCGTGCCGGTCGTACCCGTCGCGGTGGCCTGCGCGTCGTGGCCGAGGATGGCCACGTTGCGCCCCAGATTGAATGCCATTGCTGTCTCCTATCCTCCCTCGGGTTAGGCCATCACGATGTGCTTGACCGGGTTGCCGCCGGCGTCCAGCAGCTTGCCGTCGGTCCGCATGAAGGCGAAAAAGGCGACCTGGCCGTTTTCCGCGTACCGCTCGTCCAGCCGAATGACGCGGAAACCCATCACGTCACGGATGAGGTACTTGTTGAGCTGGCCGAACAGAATCGCCCGGTTGCCGGTCGCCATCGCCGGCATGTCGTCGTTGATGGTGTAGGCGTAGCCGAACAGGGTGTCCGGATTTCCGACGCTCATCCCCGGCTGCCAGATGTAGCGGCCGTCGCCATCCTTGAGCTTGCGCAGGTCGCGTAGCGTGTTCGACGCACACATCCAGCGCGCGTTCGCCCGGTAGGCCCGGTCCACGGTGTAAATCTGGTTGATGAGTTCATCCGCCGTGACCGCGCCAACCGCCGCGGCCGTGACGCCCAGCACCGAGTCATTCACGATGCCGACCGGCCGATCCGCGCCGCTGCCCGTGGTGAAGTGGGTGTTGGTAATCCGGCCAATCCGCTCCGCGAACATGTTCCGTAGCATGCCCTCCACGTCAAAGGCCGAGTCCTGGAGCAGCTCCAGGCTGACCTTGACCTCCTTGCTGGAGTACATGTAGGCCCGGAATACCTTCTGGCCGACCGAAACATCCTGCTCGGTGACCGCCTGCTGCTCCCCGACCAGCTCGCCCGTGTTGCTGGTGTCGTTGGTGGTCGGAATCAGCAGGTCGGCGCCGTTGCTGGTCTGAAAGACCGTCGCAACCTCGCGCATGCCGCCGAAGGCGGACATGGCCCGCTCGATCTCCCGGCGGTACTCATCCGGGACCAGGTAGCCACCAGCCGGCGCGGAGCCGACGCCCAGCGCGCGCTCCTCGGCCGGTGCCCGCATCGCGGCCATCAGCCCGCGCTGCTCGTCGGGCATCCCGGCAAAGCCGAGCCGGACCCACGACCGGAAGGCCTGGCGGCGCTGCTCGGCCCGCTCTTCGGCGTCGGCCGGCTCGTTGCGGCCCGGCCGCTCGGTCGGCAGGTCGCGCTGCCGCTCGCTCGCCGGCGCACGCTCGAGCAATTCCTGCCGCTCGATCCGGGCGTCGAGCGCCCGAATGTCGGCGTCGGCCCGGTCCCAGTTTGCCTGTTCCTCGGCGCTCAGGTCGCGGTTCTCCGCCTCAGCGGCGTCCGCGATCTCCTTCATACGCTCCCAGAGGTTCGCCCGCTGGGTTCGCAGCTCGACAGACGTAGCCATGTGCTCTGTCTCTCCTCGCGACAGGGCACGATGGCCACGGTTGTCTCTCCTCTTAGTTAATGCGGAGCCCTAGCAGCTCCAGAACGCGGCGACGGTGCGCCGCCCGGACGGCCCAATCGGCAGAGGTCGGCGGCTCCTGCCGCTCGGGTTCGGGCACCGTTCCCCCGAGTGCGCGGATAGCAGCCTCGATTAACTCTTGGTCGCCATCCTCCATTGCCGCGGCGTCACGGCGGCTGACCGCCGCGAGCAAGTGGTCCAGGTCAACACCAGCCAGGCTGCGCACAGCCGCGCTGGTCTGCGGGTAGGCGGGCCGGGTCACGACGCTCACGTCGTAGAGCCGGTCCACCTGGCTAACCGTCCGAATCTGCATGCCGGTGTCGTCAGTCGCCCAGGCCTCGCCCTTCGGCGCGACGCTAAAGGCAAACGACATCTGGCGCACGTCGCCACGCCGCATGCTGACCAGCAGGTCGCGCGCCCACTGCGTATCGGGCGGCTCGATTTCGACTTTCAGGCCGCTATCGTCCTCGGCCATGCGCAGCGTCCTGGCGGTCGAGCGGCCGAGCGGATAGTTGGCGTCGTGATTCCACAGCGCCACCACATCCGGCTTGCCGCGCAGCGCCCGCTTGAACGCGCCCGGCTCCAGCTTCTCGCGAAACATGCCCATGATGGGGTCGCTGAGCTGATCGAACACAGCCGCGTAGCCCTCGATGCGTGGCCCGCGGTCTTCGTCATCGTCCGCGACGCGCAGCTCTACGGCGAAGTCGCGCCGCTCCAGTTCGGGGATGTCTACCGGTCTGGTCATCAATCAAAAACCCCGCGCAGTCATCCGACCACACGGGGTACCGTCAGATTTTCTAGACAATTCGCCTACTGTACTAGGATAACGACTATTTGCGTTCCGCGCAAGCGATTTAGCTAGCTCGCCCGCTGCAACGCCCACCCCGGCCGCGTCGGCTTCGACGGCATCGCGACGACGCCGGTGCTCGACTCCGCGCCCTTGCACCGGCCGCACTTGTAGCGCCACGGCGCGGCGGCGCGCTCGATAATCAAGTTTCGGCACCACTTACAGCGAATCTCGGCAGTCATCTCCGTGTTTTCGGACAACAAAAAGACCGCCTCTCGGCGGCCTCTCGGCGGGCGGCGCAGGGGTTACATCAGGCTTTGACTAGTCCGCAATTGCAGCTCCCGTGCGCGGGCGGGTGCTGCGTGCGGCGGTTAATCCGCATCTTCGGCTGGCCTTCGTCGCCGTCCAATTCGTCGCCCTGGTTAGCGAACGCCTCGGCAACGCCGACCGTCTTGCCCTCCAGCCGTGCGCAGTATGGGCAGTTCTTTCCCCGGACTTGCCAACGTAGCCGCTGCACGCCAGCGCGGCGGTACGTCTGGTGCGCCACGGCGCTCTCGGCTCGGACGCTCTCCGTATCCGCGATTTTGCCGGCCCGCTTTTCCAGCCACTCGGCTAACCGCTGCTGGATAGCCTGTTCGGCGCTCAGGTTCTTTTCGTTCGCCTCCCGCGCCACCTTGCGCAACTGGCCCGTCGAGCGCTCGGCGTAGTTGGCGGCGAAACCGGCCGCGTACTGCTCGATGAACGGGTCCAGCAATTCCGTCAGGCGCGGAATGTCCAGCTCGGCCAGCACTTCCCGCTCGACCGCCGCGCCGTAGGCGGCGAAGATGGGCGCGAAGACCTGGCGCATGTACGGCACGGTGTCCTGCTGACCGTGCTGCTCGAGCCAGTCGGTGAAGTCGCCCAGCGCGCGGGATCGCAAGCGCGGCAGCCCGTCCTCCCGAATCGCTTTGACCTCGCGCTCGACCACCTTCTGCGCCGCGCTCTTGAGCAACGGCTGATAGTCGCGGCGCAAGCCAAGGCGGGCATTCAGGCTGCGCTGTTCGATGGTGTCGGCGGCGGCGCTGTTCTGATTCGCCGGCGCCTCAGCCGGCTGTGGCTCCGGCGGCGGCTCGGGCTGCGTGTTCGGGTCGATGCCGTACATCTCCCGCAGTTGGCGGCGCAGCATCTCGGCCAGCACCTTCTCGCCCAATTCCTCAAACCGCTGGATGTTCAGCGCGATGCGGCCGACCTGGAGGTCAAACTCCTGGTCGCGCGCCTGCTGGTCCTGCTGGTCGGCCGGCGGCGACTGGCCGTTGCCGCCCTGCTGCGCCGCCAGTACGTCGTCTACCGAATCGAGCGGCATCATGTTCTGCTGGACGAAGTGGCGGTCGCCGCCCTCAATCGGATTGCGGTTCTCCAGCTCGCGCACGTCGTTGATGCTAAACGCGCCGCTGTTGAGCATGATTTGGTAGAAGCCCGACCGCGCCGCCGAGTCACCGCGCAGCAGGCCGTCAATCAGATGCTCAATGAAGTAGGCGCGCCGGTCGGCCTCGGTCAGCAGCGCGGCGTTGGCCTCCTGCTCCCAGTTGACCAGCCACGGGCGGAGCGTGAACGTGATGAAGCCCTGGACCTGCTGCTCGATTCCGCTACCCCAACTGGTCGAACGGTCAACATCGCCAATCATGTGCGGCGGGACGCGGAACCAACCGGCAATCTCGGCCCGCTGGTACTGGCGCAGCTCAAGAAACTGCGCGTCCTGCAGCGGCATGCCGATGGCCTGCCACTCGACACCTTCCTCCAACACGGCGATACGGTGGGCGTTTTCGAGGCCACGGTGAGCGGCCTCCCAACTGCCTTTCAGCCGCTTGGCGGCGTCCTCGCTCAGCGCGCCTTCGACCTTCAGGATGCCGCTCGGCTGAGCGCTGTTCCCGATGAACCGTGCCTGGAACTCTTCGGCCGACAGCGCCAGGCCGAGCGCTTCCCGCTGCAGCCGGACCGGAGAGTAGCCCCACAGCCCACCGCTCGACAGGCCGCGAATGTGGAGCACGTTCGCCTGTGGCAGGTCTTTCTTCTCGCCGTTCGGCAGGCAGTAGCGGTAGATGAGCGTGCCAGCCTGGGACGTTATCGGCATCTCCATCCGGTCGGGCCGGAGCGGCCAGAGCGCGACCGGGCGGCCGTTGGGACTCCGCTCGATTTCCGCGAACGCATTGCCCCACAGGCACAGGTGGCCCTGCAGCGTCTCGCGGAACGTGTAGCTTGACATCCACTCGTTCGGGCGGTCGTGCAGGATGCTGTAGAGCGGATGGTTCGGCGCGCGCTCCTTGCCGCGCGGCTCCAGCCGCCGATAGACCGGCAGCGGCAGGCTGGCCAGCGTCTCGGCTATCACGCGCACGCAGGCGTAGACGGTCCCAACCGCCAGCGCGCCCTCTTCGGTGATGCGCTTGCCGGTCGCGGTCGGCTGGCCCGACCAGGCCTCCAGAATCGTCGCGCCGCTGAGCGGCTTGCCGAGCACGTCGGCGGCCGAGCGCCGTTCGGCCAGTGCTGCCATCAGTCCCACGTCATCGCTCCCTGCGCGCACCGTGGCGACTGACTGCCCACATTATCCACGCTGCTGCCCCTGCCGCTGCATCCGTGCCCGCCGCTGGCCCAGCTCCCACGCGGCCAGCAGCAATAACATTCCTGTTATCACCAGCGCCAGCCACAGCCCGGCCCACAGGTACAGCCCAGCCGCCAGCAGCGCCAGGCCGACCAGCGCCAGATAGTCCTCAGGGTCGGGGCGCACTACCAATCACTTCCGGTCAGCCGGGCCAATAGTGAACACATCGCGCCGAGGCCGAGACGATGCGCCCACTCATCTGCCGGACTGGCAACCCAGCGCGACTCATACCATTGCCGTAAACAGGCTCGGCAGAACGTCACGCCGCCCTCACGAAGTGCCCGTAACTCAAGTCCGCGATCGGCTTCCCGCCGCGCTCGGCGTACCGCCCGACCTGCTGGAGGCCCAGCACGTTGAGCCGCGCCACCACGTCCTTTTCCTGGTCGTTCCGAATCTCGACCATCAGGCCGCGGAACGTCTCAGCGCGCAGGCAGGCCTCCATGCCGGTCAGGGCGGCTGACTCGGCCCCGTCCACGTCGAGCTTGATGTGGGTCGGCGGCGGCAGTTTCAGCGTCTCGACCAGCCAGTCGAGCGGCGCGACCGGTACCGCCTGGCGGTGCCAGAACATCGGCTTCTGGCCCGGCGGCTGGCCGAGGACGTGCATCGCAATGCCCGGCTCGAGCGAGCGGAGCTGCAGCCAGTCCATCCGGACGGTATCCCCCAGCGCGAGCGGCAGCGCGACAATTCGGCTCAACAGATCGTTGCGGGCCGCGTTCTGACACAGCCGCGCGTAGTTCGGGTAGGCCGGCTCGACCGCCACGACGGCATGCCCGAGCGCGGCGGCCAGCAGCGCGTAGCTGCCGACGTTGGCGCCGCAGTCGTAAAAGACGCTGCCCTGCGGCATCTGCCCGATAAACTCGGCCGTCCACGGCTCCTTCGCGCAGGCGTGCGCGCGGTAGTTGGCCTCGGTCTGGTTGCCGACGTGCAGCAGCACGCGCGCGGTCGGGTGGTCGAGTCGGGCTATCGGGTCAACGGTCACGGGGACACCTCGCTTGCAAGTCGAATCATGGCCTCTTGGACAGGTTCGTGCCCTGGCGTTCTGGAGCAATCCCAACCATGCCCCCACGCCTGAAGCACGTCGTCAATCCCCGCCCTCAGCCGCTCCGCCTCGGCCACGAGGGCGGGGATGTCCGTGCAAATCAGTTCCTTCGCGGTGTCCATTGGCTCGGCAGTTTTCCCATCCGGCCAACAGACATGCCATGCCTTGAACGTCCTGGCCGCCGCCGCCCGCAACTGGATGGCGACCAGCTCGGCGGGGGTCACCGCTCCACCTCGCGCTTCTCCAAACACCGCGCGCAGTAGAACACGTCCCGCTGGCCGTCCGCCGTGGCGCGGAGAAACTGCCAGATGTGGGGGCAGGCATATATTGGCCCCGTCGAATTGATGATTCCGTACTCGGTCACGCCGGACACCTCCTCACACCACCAGTACTCCGCGTTGCTCGTACACGCTCGGCGGCTTCTCGTTCCGAATCGCGCGGTCAAGGCCCATGATGAGCGCCACCACGCCGTCGATTCGCTCTCTGGACTTGCTCTTGTCAGGCTTGATGTTGCCGGCCGGGTCTTGCCGGACCACCACGTTGTCCGCGTTCCAGCGCAGCACCGGGTTACCGCCGTGGCGCAGTCGGCCCGCCAGAACCAGGTTCAGCAGCTCCTTCGTCGGACTCGACAGGCTAGCGAAGCCCTGTCCAATCGGCACCACCGTGAATCCAGCCGCGTCCAGGTCTTGCGACAACTGGACCGCTCCCCAGCGGTCGTACCCAACCTCGCGGATGTTGTAGACCTTGCTCAACTCGTCCAGCTTCAGCCGGATAGCCTTGTAGTCGATCACGTTGCCGGGCGTAGCCTGGATGAGGCCCTGCCGGACCCACACGTCGTACGGCACCCGGTCCCGCTTGACCCGCTCTTCGATGTTCTCGGCCGGTATCCAGAAGTACGGCAGCACCTCGAACGTCCCATCCTCCATCGGGAACACGAGACACAGCGCGGCCAGGTCGGTCGTGCTGGCGAGGTCCAGCCCGGCGTAGCAGACCCGACCCTTCAGTTTGTCCGCGACCACCAGCCCGGCCGTCGCGTCCCACGCCGCCAGGTCCAACCAGCGCGTCTCCTGACTGGTCCACTGGTCCAGGTAGAGTCTCCGGAACGTGTTTTGGAGCGCTGGCGTGTGGTTGGCCCGGCGGGCTAGCTCGCGCATCTCTTCAATGCTCCGAAAGCCGGACTCAATCGCCGGGTTGACCTCGCGCCAGACTCGCTCGTCGCGCCAGTCAGCGTCCGGTGGCGCGGACTTGATATAGCCGAAGAAGGTCGGATCTTCGATAACCCCGCTCAGCACTTGCTCGGCGTAGTTCCACACTTCGTAGCAAATCGAGTTGCGGTCGTAGCCCGCCGTCGTAATCGCGATGATGAGCGGCTGTCGCCGCGCGCCGACCGAAGTCGTGAGCACGTCCCACAGCTCGCGGTTCGGCTGGGCGTGCAGTTCATCAAACAGCACGCCGTGGGCGTTCAGACCATGCTTACTGAACGCGTCCGCCGACAGCACCCGGTAGATGGACCCCGTAGACGGCACCTCGATAGTGCCGACTCGATACCGCCGCGACCGTTTCAACAAGGCCGGACTCGCTTCAATCATCCGCCAGGCGGCGTTAAATACAATCCGCGCCTGGTCCTTATCGGCAGCGGCGCTGAATATCTGCGCACCAGGCTCGCCGTCCGCGAACAGCATCTTGAGTGCGATAGCCGCGCTGAGCGTTGACTTCCCGTTCTTCCTCGGAATGGCGATGAACGCTGTCCGATACTGCCGCGTGCCATCCTCGCGCAGCGTGCCGAAGATCGGGCGGATAATCCCCTCGCGCTGCCACTCCGGCAGTGTGAACGGCGTCCCGGCCCACTTGCCGTCAATATGAACCAATCGCCGCTCGATGAACTCCACGGCGTGCTGGCCGGGGTCCGCATCACGACTAGTCCAGCCCGGTGTCATCGTCGCTATCGACTTGTGGCAGGGTCATCCGGCCGCGGTCGGACGGGCTCAGTCCAAGCCGCGCGCCGAACTGCATCATCAACTGGCGCTCTTTCTGGGAAATCGCGACCTCGGGCCGAGCCTGCGAGTACAGCGCGCCCGTCTTCGTCTCGTACTCCATCGTCAGGCCGTGCTCGCTCAGCACCCGCTCGGCCTGCATCCAACGGCTATAGCTCTGGCAGTAGCCCGCCACCGTCGCCATATCGGCCTGCGTCAACATGCCAATCTTGTCGAGTGGCGGCACGATACGCCGCCACTCCCGCTTCGCCTCGGGGTCGAGCCAGGCCGGACACTTCGGCGCGATGGGCTGTGGCCTCGGCTCGCGCTTGTTCAACGGACGCTTGCCCGGATTGCCCCGAAGAATCTTCAAAGCGGTCGGTTGAGGGATTGGACCACGAGCGCCCATCAGGCTAACCCCCGGTCGAGGGAACTCGCGGCCATCTGCGTGGAGTTGGGCGCGCGTTCCTGGGGGTCATAGTCTGAACTTTTTGACCCACCTACCCCCTCAAACACAAAAGCCATCTTTCTACCGACTTTACGATGATTTCCACGCTTTGCGCCCCATCAGAGGTCCAGACACTATCAGCCTGTACATTGGGCTGATGCATGAACAGCAATCTATCCACGTAGTCTATCTGATTCCCTGCTAGCCGATAGCCAGTGGCTACTCGGTCCTGTAGTCTGCGCTGCCTGGTCTGTAGGCTAGCGGTACACAGCACGGTATAGACCTGCCGCCCTGCTAGTAGCGCTTTGCTGTTCCCATGCAGCCCGCTCGTCTCAACAACGCATGGGCTGTAGGTATCAGCGCTATCCTCCAGCGCTACCCAGGCAGCCAGGCTATCGGCAGGCCAGGACTGACCCGGACGCAGCAGCAGCTCCCGTTCCTCGTCAATGCTGAAGGTTGGCAATCCAAGCCGTGCATCCAGTTGCTTAAGTAGCCAGGTCTTGCCGGTTGCTGGCGCACCGCAGACATGGACCACCCTGGATAGAGCGCGCTGCTTTAGGTCACGTTCTCTCAGTAGGAACTGCTCACTAGCAGGAACACCACGCCTACCACCAGCACGCTTTGAGTTACAGGTACGGCAGAGTACTCGTAGGTTGCTGTCATCGTCAGAACCCCCGGCTTCTCGGGGGACAATGTGGTCAGTGGTCAGGTCAGTAGTGGCAAAGCAGAACCAGCACCAGGGCGTCTGCGCTATCTTGGCCTTGCTCTTACGAGCCCAGTCGTTGTCCAGCCCCACGCTGTGCCGACTGGGCCGCTGGTACCGGATGGTGTGGGCCTGGCACCGGCTCGCACCCCGCACCAACGCTGGACAGCCAGCCTGATTGCATGGCCTAGCTGGGGAGTAGGGACTCAAGCTACCTGCCCTGCATCTAACCTATCTAACCTAGCAGCATGCTTCTGGCAGCCGAAGGGCGTACAGGCCGGCTTACCACTCGCCACTGCGTCATGGATTGCACGGCGGAACTCACTAAACAGTTCTTCGTACATATCTCTATCTGGCTCTTTAACGAACAGCAAACTTACTTGAGCATCATTCAGCCTGCGTCGAATGGCCTTAGAGATTGCAGTGTTTCTGCACAACCGGTCAGACGACCAGCACAGAACTACGTCGAACTCGCCGCGCTCAGCCGCTTCGAGCATAGCCAGGTGTCCGGGTTGCCACTCTGCGCCACTGCCCACATCTCGATAGTCGGCTACAACCGTGCAGTCCAGCTTACGCGCCAGTTCTTGACAATCGTCTAACTGGTAACCATCCAGGCTCCCGCCGTACTTTTCCTGAGACTTAGACGAAACTCTGCGATAGATAGCCGCCCTCACGCCGCCACCTCCCCCACCGCATCCAGCGTCAGCGGTTCGTCCGACTCCAGGTCGCGCAGCAGCACCCGGCCCACCAGCTCGGGCCAGCGGTAGGGCGGCAGGCCAATGCCGGGCGACTTGAACGCTAGGTCTTCGTAGCACAACGTCTGGCCGGTCTTGAGCGGATGGGCCGCATAGATAGCCTTGCCCATTTTCCCGATAGCCGCCTCTTCCTCGGGGAATCGGCGTTTGACGCCATCGCCTAGCATGGCCCGAGCTTCAGCTAGGCTCATCACCAGCGCTGCGAGCCGGTCGGGCTCCAGGCTAAAAGCGTGATCGGAGCCGCGCATGTGGCGAGACAGCGTGACGTGATACTCGAAAATCCGGGCGCCGAGGGCATAGGCCAGCAATGCGGGGCGGATGTTCTGTGTGTGGATACTCAGCCCCACCACTGTTTTCGGATACCGCCAGCGATACTCGCTGATGACCTTCAGATTGAGTAGTTCGCTTCGGACCGGATAGGCCGCCGTGCATTGCAGCAGCGCGAATCGGTCATGGTGGCGGCCGATGGTATCGACCGCCCGGTCCACATCCTCGATGTTGGCCGTGCCGGTCGAGACAATCAGCGGGATACCCAGACTGGCGCAGTGGTCCAGCAGCGGCGTGTCCGTGATACAACCTGAGGCGATTTTGATAGCGGGCACGTCTAGCGTGGCGAGGAAGTTGGCGCTGGGAATGTCGAATGCTGTGGCGAAGAAGTCGGGGCGCGCCTCTGTCGTCGCCGCTACCAGGTTGAGAACCCGGTAATCTTCCCCTGTATACTCCAGGGCTTCGCGATGCTTTCCGTAAGTGTCACCGAAGCTGTGATTACCAGAATACGGGGCGTCATAAGCCGCCCTCGTAAAAAGTGCGCCATTGTCCCGTTTCTGGAACTTAACCGCGCTTGCCCCGGCCTTCGCCGCTGCCCGGATTAGTTGAGCCGTTAAGCCTCGATGACCCTGCCCATTATGACCCAGCTCAGCAATGACATAAGCTGGCGAATCATCAGTAATCGTCCTCTGGCCGATGGTTAGTGCTCTAGTCACTCCGGACAATCCTCCAACAGCACCGCTCTGACCGCTCGCAGCGCGGCCGGCTCGCGGCGCCTGAACCAGCCGAACAGGTCAACCCGGATGCAGCACATGGTTAAGCTTCTCGGGCAAACGCCGCGAAAATGAACAAGGGGACAGAAAAGACGAGCATGGCGACGCCCAGGACGGTGTAGCCAACTTCGCCCCTGGAGAGATGGCCGATGGCCGATATCAGCGCGTCAGCCGCGAGAAACCAACAGGCCATCGTTCTGATTTGACGGTTAGTCACTCCGGACACTCCCATACGCCTCTCGGCTGACCTTCGGCAGCGTCGCCAGTCCACGCTCGAGCAGCGCTTCGGCGGTCAGCCAATCTTCCTCAAGGTTGACATCGAAACCTTCGTACCCCTGCGACACGAAGCCTGTAATCAAGTCGCCCGCGATGGACCGACTCTCCAGCGCGATCCGCGACCAGGCGATTTCCAACGAGGCGTCCTGGACGTAGACATGGGGCAGGCTCGGGTACTGGCTGCTGTGCCAGGGCACGCCGCTCGGGCCGTGCGTGCGGTAGGGCAGAATCGGGCTCAGCCAGTGATACGCCCCGTTCATGGCCCACATCTTCCCCGGATGCTCGGTACACTTCGTGACCGCCCGCAGCGAGTGCGCCCCCTCAGCTGCGCGGAATTGCTCCCAGGCCCGCCGAATCGTCTCCGGCTGCCGAAACGGGGCGGTTGGGCGGAGAATCGCGAAACAGTCGGGGATGGGGTCGAGCGCCCCCAGCGCGTGGGTGACCCACTCGATATCTGGGCTGTAGCTGGTCGCGTACTCGATGGGCCGCAGAAACGGCACCTCGGCCCCGTAGTGCTCGGCAATCTCGGCATAGCGGGCCGAGTCGGTCGAGACAATCACCCGCTGGAAGATGCCGCTATCCAGCGCCGCGGCGATGGTGTAGGCCATCAGCGGGTGACCGCTCAGGGGCCTGATGTTCTTATTGGCAATCCGTTTGCTGCCCGAGCGGGCTGGGATGAGGGCGACGATGGACGGCGTAGGCTTAGGCATCTTGTAAACCCTCCACCGCTTGCCCGTTCGCATGGTCAGCTTCCATCACAGCGCCGTCCAGCCACCGTCTACGCGCAGCTCGTGGCCTGTGACGTAGGAGCTGGCATCGCTGGCGAGAAACAGCAACGGCCCCGCTAAATCGCTCTCTGGCAACGCCATCCTTCCCAGCGGCACCCGCTCGCAGTATTTCCGGATGAAATCGCTGTCCTGGTCGCCCAGCACGCCGCCGGGGCTGAGGCAGTTGACGCGGACGCCGAACGGGGCGTACTGGACAGCGAGCTGCTTCGTCAGGTTGACCACGGCGGCTTTGCTCGCCCCATAGGCCGGGTGTTTCACGAAACCGCCCAAGTGGCTGTACAGACGAGGGTCGGGCGAGACAGAGGCGTACAGGCTGCCGATGTTGATGATGGAGCCACCCGGCGATTGGTTGGACTGGTAGTACGCGAACGCCTCGCACATCGCCGCGACCGTCTCGACGTTCACCGAGAACAACTCTATCCAGTCCACCTCTTCTGGCAGATTGGTCGGCGGCACGTCGATGCCGGCGTTGTTGACCAGAATGTCGGGTTGTCCGTACTGCTGCCGGCAAACTCGGAACGACTCCCGAATGTGCGGTTCGTAGCGCAAGTCTGCCGGGTGGAAAAACACCCCAAGCGACTCGACTCGGCTTTTCTGCCCGCTGCCCGAACCAAGCAGGTCCGTGGCAAACACCCTCGCCCCCGCCTCGAGCAGCGCCCGGCACCAGACCGGCCCGAGCCGGCCCAGCGCGCCCGTCACGATGGCGGTCCGGCCGGAGAGGTCGAAGAGGCCGCTCACGACGAGGCCTCGTTTTCCGTGGCGGTAAACTCAAGCCCGGACGCCGACCAGCGGACTGTGCCCCAGAGCCGATAACGCCCCGTAACCGGCTCAGTTATTGCGCTGTAGGTTTCTGGCTCTTTCCATTCGGTCACGTTGGACACCTCGCAGGGCATGAAAATAGCCGCCCACGGCGGGGCGGCTGGAAAATCTGACAATTCGGCCAGTCTACATGTCAGCATACGTCGCGGCGTTCCCGGGGGTCAAGCGGCCTGGTATTGGTCACCAGTTCCGAGTACAGCCCGCCACTCTAGCCACAGCTCTTTGATGAGCATTTTGACCGCGTATCGCATCGCGGCTCGATGGCGGCGAATCTGCGGCCAATCGGGGCGGTTCTGTTCGTAGTACGCCTTTTTCTCGTCGTACGCCGCCCGGTACGGCCCCTTGCCAGCCTTCACGATAGACTCGCCCAGCAGATAGCACAGCGTACGACCGTGCGGGGCGTAGGCGGTCCCAACACCACCAGGGACGCAGTTCGGATGATGGTCGGTCTTACAGCCAGGTTTGCAGGTCCGCAGATGGTTGAACCTGCAATCGGTGTGGCTCCACGCCTCGCCCTTGCGCCGCTTCGGGGCGGTGCCCTGTGGCGTGACGTGCAGGCCGAGATACTTCCAGAGCTTCGAGACGGTTGGGAAGCGGTCCAGCGGACCAGTTACGCCAAGCAGGCGGGCGAAACCGTCCAGGCCAATCCCGACCTGCTCCTTGATCCACGGCGCGAGGGGATGCTGGCGGACCAGCGAGCGCAGTTCGAGGTCTATGGTGTGCTCGATCTGCTCCAGGCCAGCAACGGCGGCTTTGGCGTTGATGGTTTGCGGCTCCTGAAAACCATACTCCTCGAAGCGGTCGATCCGGTTGCGCATGCCGATACGGGCTTTCTGGAGATCGGCCAGCATGCGGGCATAGTGGCCAATCAGCCGGTGCAGTTCATCGAGCGGGATCGGCGCGGTGGTCACCCTGGACACAATCGGCCTCCGTGGGCATCAGATGCGCCCCGCTCGGTGAAGGATGGGCACGGGAACACTGGGCATCACGCGGCTCTTGGCCAACTCCCCCACCGAGCGGGGCGGTTGGAACGCGGCGGCATACCGACTTTGGGCATCAAGCATCCCTTGGCCGCCGCGTTCGTGGTCGGG